AGCAAATATTGAAGCTATCAAGAACATCAACATCGAGTTAAAAGACAAAGCTAGTACCGGTGCACTTGATCAAATTAATTCAGATATTAAGGAGGTTGATAAAAAAGTTGTTGCTCAAACCACTCGGATTGACGGTGTTTATGCGCAGTTAAACCCACCTCTTATAGGTTCAGAATCTGAATTAATCGGTAACGATGGTGGCTATGCAGGCGTATGGTCAGAGCAATCTGCACGTATTGAAGGCGATTTGGCTCAATCTAAACGTACAGATCAAGTGTCTGCACAATTGAATGACAGCAATGCTTTGTTTCAGCAACAAATCAATGCAAATGCTAGTGCTATTTCTTCAACGATAAAAGTAACGGAAACGTTGCAAACAAAAGTCGGTGAGAATAGTGCGTCTATTCAAAATGTCAGTGAAAGTGTTGATGGCATCTATGCTCAGCAGTTTACTAAGTTCGATGTAAATGGCCATGTTTCTGGTCATGGATCAATGAATGATGGTACGACTTCAACTTTCATATTCAATTATGATGCAATTCAGTTTGGTACGCCTGTCGGTGTTGATGATGTAGAACCTAAACCATTAATGACATTACAGAATACGCCAGTGACGTTGCCTAATGGCACAGTTATTCCGCGTGGTTTATATGTTGACAATGCAAGTTTTGGATACATCAATGCGAATCGAATCTATGCAGAAAACTTAAGCGTTATAACTGCAAATTTAGGTACTTTCACATCTCTTGCAGATGAAAATAAACCCAACGGTGCAAGAACCGTTATTAGTGGCAAAAAGATTGAAGTCTATGATGACTTGAATCAGGTACGAGTAAAAATCGGTATTTTCTAAGGAGAAAAGTTAGTGGATGCTCAGTTCTTGGCTTCTATTGATGGAGCCCAATTAATGCCATTTAAGCAATCATTGCCAATTTCTCATATGGTTGGGGAGGTAATAAATCCAACAGATATTAATTCTTATCAAGATAGCGCTTCATGGCAATTTACCATTCCTGATGGTCTTATAAAGCCTATTCTGATTGGTGAAATTAAAGGATGCCGATGTGCTTTTGAGCAAATTTCTACTTCACCTAATACTTGGAGATTTCAAGCTATGGGTTTGTGGATTCGACATAAACAGTATTCATATTTAGATCAAAAGCAGTGGAAGGAACCCATGATTCCAGCAGGATTTAAGATTCGATATGGTGGATATCGTGGTTAGTTATTTTGAACTTAAAAATGATAACTTTAACGTTGTTGTTGATGATACATACAACTCCGCCAAGTTTTTAGGAAAATATGATGTAACTTTAAATACTTTTATCGATCGTAATGCAAGCACTTATATTGTAGAAGGGTCTGACTACACATGGTCAGGTACTGTAACTGCCGCAACGGGTAATACTTTAAGAGAGTTGGGTTTTGATTATGATGAACCAAGTGATGCTGACTATGAAAAATTCTTAGCTAGTTTAAATAGTCAAATTCTTTCTTTTGCTCGGACGCTTTCAGGGCGTCCAATACGATCAAATTCAATATTAACTAAAATTAATGGTATATGGAAATTTAACTTTAATCTCTTTGGATATCAGCAAGGAGATGTAGGAACAGTAGTAAGTTATACCATTGCAAAAATGATGCCGAGTAAATACGGACTTCAGGTTTTTAATGCTGAAGGTACGTTAGTATTTGATGCTCTTAAAGGATATTTGCAATTGGCAGGAATCATGACCGGAGGTGTAAACACATATAACAACCCTGCAGCTACTTATACAATTACTTTGCCCGAACAGTTAACAAGCGAATATTTGTATATTTCCGACACCATGTCTTATCCATGGCGTAGTGGTTTGAAATACAGCTCTGGTGGTGTTTCATATGGTGAGGCAAACTTTTATCCAGTTATGTCTTTTCCAAGCCTAACCACCATAGAAGTAAAACTTGTTCAATGGGGCAATATACCTGGCACATCTGGAGCAAGAAGCTTTAATTATTTTTATGAGGCAGTGATTTATTGCCCATATCCCAAAAATTTCTATACAGGTAAACAGTAATTCAAGATTAAATCTAATTTATTTTTGTACTTTAAAGCACCCAATACTGGGTGCTTTTTTTATGCCCAAGATCTGGAGGAAGGCATGCATGAACGATCAGACAAATAGTGTAGTTGAAGCAGCTGCGAGTACGGCTGCCGCGACTGCAACAAAATTCACTTATGGCTACGTGGTAGGGGGGAGCTTGATCGGGTTCATTGGAAAAATTGACTGGGCCGTTGTCTTCTCGATTTTTATCGGTATAGCAACCTTCCTGACGAATCTCTATTTCAAAAAGCGTGATGAAAAGCGTGCTAACGAGATTCATAAATTGCGTGTTGAGCAATATGAACAAACCAAAAAACGTTTAGAAGGAGATATTTATGACGAGCGAACAGACTAGAGCATATCTGGCTTTTGCACTTGTAGCGCTAATGTTTGTATTGGTTATTGCCTTATTTTTTGTGAATATGCCGCGTGAGAATAGTAACTTGATTAACACCGCACTAGGCTTTATTGCTGGAGCAATGACAACTGCATGTGGTTTCTATTTTGGTAGTTCTGACCAGGAAAAGAAAAACAAAGCTGAAGATTCAAATCAATCGTAATTAACAAACTTTATATGCCGCCTTCGGGCGGTTTTTTACATCTAAAGGAAACCGAAATGAACATTGAACAATATCTTGATGAGCTTATTAAACGTGAAGGTGGTTATGTAAACAATCCAGCAGATCGAGGAGGTGCAACAAAGTATGGAATTACTGAAGCGGTTGCTCGAGCAAACGGATATAAGGGCAACATGCGAGATTTACCTCTTGATGTGGCCAAAACAATTTATCGGAAACAATACTGGATCTCGCCGAAATTTGACCAGGTGAATGCTATATCGTCAGCAGTTGCCGAAGAGCTTCTAGATACAGGTGTGAACTGTGGTACCGGATTTGCAAAACCACTTTTACAGCGTGCTTTAAATCTACTGAATAATCAGGGCAAAGCAGGTTGGTCTGATTTATCAGTAGATGGAATTTACGGGCTAGCCACATTAAATGCACTTAAAACATACTTGGCCAAGCGTGGTAAAGATGGTGAAAAAGTATTGTTGCGAGTTCTTAATATCATGCAAGGTCAACGTTACATTGAAATCTGTGAACGTAACCCAAGTCAGGAGCAATTTTTCTATGGCTGGATCGCAAATAGAGTGGTGATGTAATGACTCAAGCAGAAACGGTAACTGAGCTAACTCCCTATCTTGAATACTGGAGCAGCGGCATCTATATGTTTAAGTGCCCCGGCTGTAAATATTTGCATCCATTCCATGTGAAAGAAGGTGCGCATCACAATGGCAGTACTTGGAATTTTAATGGCGACATAGATAAGCCAACATTTACACCTTCTTTACTTGTTAATGATCATTACCCTGCAAGCCGCTGTCATTTGTTTTTAACTGATGGAAAGATTCAATTCTTATCAGATTGTCATCATGAATTAGCTGGCCATACTGTCGACATGGTGCCAATCGATGTTTAAGATTTTGATGTTATGTATCCTACTATCAGGATGCTCAGCTCATACAATCAATAGTAATGTGAATATAGGTATTTGTGTAAAAGCCCTCTAAGGAGGGCTTTATTTGTAATAATCTACATAAAAAATACTTTGAATTTTAGGCTCATATGGATTTAAACCACTCCAATTTTGAAAATCAATAATTTCATGTATATCCAGTGAAAATATTTTATTTAAGGGGTATTTACTTTTCTCTATAAGTATAAAAGGTGAAGTAATTCCATTAAATTGATGTGCTGTAAGATCAATAACATACTCCTCACTTTCTAACCAATAATGATTTTCTTCTTCAATATTTGTTCCCTTCATTATTTTAAAATCATTTATGCCTTCTTGTTGAAGAATCATTAATAGTAAGCTACTTGCTTCCTCACAGAAGTTTCTGGGAAAGACTTGCCATATCATTGGAGATTTAAGATGGTCTTCAAAAAACTTAAGAGCCGAGCTAGTTATCTTGTGTATTTTTTCGTATTGCATTTAATTTTAATCCTTTTAATCAACCGTTCCTAAAATAGGAATCATCTGAGGCCCAGTCATCCGAGCCTTACTAATAATCTCGACGAGTTCATCATAAGTTAAATTTAAAAAATCTTCTTTTTAATTAGTTTATTAATGTATTCC